GGGGTCATAGATGCTTTCACCTCTTGTATCTGCTGAGCATAAGCCTGCTTTTCTTCTTCGCTGGCAAAATTATTATAATCCGAATCCAATCCTCTATTTAATAACTCTTGCCCAACCCTTCTGTCCAATTCCTCTCTAATGTAATTATAAAGAAGATTTTCCTTCGTGGCAGAATACTGATTCACTTCAGATTCGTCCAATCCCACTACATTATACTTGTCAGAAAGGTTGCCCAACCATCCTACAAAAGCGTTTACGATCGTACCTATTATATCATAATGACGTAAGAATGATGGAATATTTACGTTGTCCCTTATAGACTGAACATCCTTAAGATAAGGAATTACGTCTTTCAGTTCCATAAATGACAGCTTGCCTTCCATCATCCTATAAAAATCCTTGAACTTTTGGTTCTCATCAAGCTGCTTCAAACCAATCAATTCAAGAGAATCCATAGTGGCTTTAAACCACTCCTTGGTTTTTCTCTTAGTAGGTATAGCCTGCACCGGCAACCCTGAAAATACTCCTCTGGCCGGAAAAGCCTGATCTCTGTTAAAATACTCCATGAGCTATGTTATGAAAAATATTAAATTCAATAAAATCTATTATGTTTCTTTATAAGTTTCCAAATATACTCATTTCGTAAAATACATTCGTAATCCTTACCGGGTTAAACAATAACCCTCTATCGATTATCCTACGAATTGATTCACAGGAATCACCGACTACTTTTCTCATAATGTTTAATGCCCCATTGACATCTGCATTTATGAGTTTTCCTACTGAAGATTGAAATAATCCTCGTTTCTTTCTTCTTCCTAAATAGCTATCATGTTTTCCTATCTTCTCAAATGCCAATGAATCACATTTTGAAGTATATGACTCTTCATGAATAACTATTTCAATACCAGCTAATTCACATTTATATTCTAAGTAACTTACCAATCTCGCAAAAGGGATTTGTGTGAATTTCTGGTTATTCCTTTTTCCCATATTCACATTCTGTTTCCATCCCTTGTTATAGCCTACAACTAATTTTGTTATCTTAGAATCGACAAGCAAATCAACTATCTTTCTACTGATTTTATGAAAGACATCTTCTATGTACTGTTCCCTATCATAATATAATTTCTTTATTCGCTTTGTTATTCCTTTTATCTTTTGTAAATCCTTGATACTATTTAATTTAGCAAGTGTTTTATTAAATAATTGATTGTATGATTTAACAAATTTACCACTAAACAAAACAGTAAAATCCTCACTTACTAATGTTGCAAGATTATCAATCCCTAAATCGATTGAAGCAACTTTCTCTTCCCTACATTTAGATACTCCAGTATCTTTTACCTCATAAATGATTTCTATTTTATATCCACACGCTAATGGTTTTATTCTAATCTGTTTGAAATCTTTTATCAAATCAGAATACTTTTCATATTGAGGAATACTTATTGAAATATCTTTTGATAGGATTATTTTTCCATCTTTTATTCTGCAACTCTGATTCGTGTAATACAAATTAAATTCAGATCCTCTTTTTCTATAACTTAGAAGGCCTGGTTTTTCCCTATACTTATTATAATTTTTCTTGTAATCTTGGATCGATTTGTAGTAACCTTTAATGTTTTTATCAAGAATACGAAGAATTTGTTGTGAACATTGCGCCTTTAATAATTTGTAATTAATATCTCCATCCAAATTCTTGGTATTTTTCATGATAGCATCAAGTTCAAAATAGGACAACCACTTATCTTCTTTAGAAAGTGTTTCTCTGAAAATATACAATGCCTGATTGTACAAGTTGTTGCTAATCTTGCATAAAGATGATATATTTTCATTTTGTCCTATGTTAAACTTATATACTAATCTCATGATTTTTAATACATTAAATGCTATTTACAAACCATACATCTAAGATACATATTCCATTTATATTACAGAATAGAATCAATTATTTTTAATGTTATTTTACATTATATGTTTTTTCACAAAGATAGGTAAATTGTTCTACCTATCTCATTTTGTAAGGGTTATGTCTTCTTACCGTAAATCCTTTGACCTGTTCCATCTTTTTACGTTCTCTCTTCTTTTGATTCTCCTTCTGAGTCGTACTTTCAGGCATGTAACCCATATCATCATAATACTTAGCCAGAAGAAGAGCGTGACCGAAGGCTATGATACGGTCGGTGTTGGTCCCAGGACCGAAGGCTATGATCTCATCAAGAAGTTCTATATCAGGGATACGGTAAATACCTTTCTGTGTTATTTCATTACCATCATCATCATACCCAACTACAACATCCTCCCAGCAATATTGAATAACGGTATTGAAAAGCATGCGCTGATTGGGAACCGTAGGAGCCAAACCGAGCTTATTGTTCTGACGGGCGCCAGCACGGATAATCTTACCGGCAAGACGTTCGCCATCTTCCAGCAACATAAGCTGCTTATTTCGTCTCGTAAGATAAAATTCATACATTCGGTCGGCATTCTCCATAAGACACTTGGCCCCATACGCTTCTTGAAGTATTTCACAATTCCTACAAAAATCATCGGAAGATGGAGGACGTGATGCGTATGATGCTACTATACAATAAGCAAATGGATCGTTGATTTTTACATATCTTTTAAGTACATAAAACGAACCAACAGAATCAGTATCAGCCTTGTCAGATTTATAGGGGTCGAGCGATGAGACATAAGTGTAATCAAAAACACCTCCTTCTTCTGGTGGATCCTCATATATAACAACAGGAGAATCTATGTTACCACCTTGAAACGGATAATCAGCAAGCTGCTTATCACTAAAATTATACCCCATTTTCATGCCGTCTATCTGATAAATATCCACTGTTTTACCAGGCCTACCTTCTTCAAGAAGACGGCTTTTGTGCTTCAACGCATCTTCTACAGGAAACCTATTTACGTTCGTATTAAGGAAACAATCATCTATAGACAAAGGGAATGCCATTCGTTCCTGGACGTATAAAGCTCTATCCTTTTTGACAAGTTCGTCAAGACGTGATTTTATTATTCCAGTATTTTTATCAAAGTCTGAAACTTTTATTTTTATCTTCTTAAGACCGGGAGCATTCTTTACTCCAAGATACTTATCAAGAGTCGTTTCTTTCTTTTCATACGCATGAGACATCTGGGCCGGAACAAAGCATCCGGATTTACATATACGCCATGTTGGTTTAATAACTCTCTTATTTAGAATATCATAATTCATTATAATGAATCCATATTCGTCCGGAGAGTTCATGATTTTCTGGGCATCTTGAGACTTTTCTACATTACCTCCAGTATTATGAGTTATAATACCATTTGCTATATAAGTGTGAGTATCTGATGCAGTGAGATTGTAAACAGGCTTAATTCCTATATACTCTATCTTATCTATCCTTTCTATTGTCACTCCATCTAAATATTTTGACCTAAAAGAACCAAATGTGCTAAAATTAGAACTAAATTCCCTTATAGAATCAAGTTTTTCTCTTCTATATCCTATATCTGTTCCAATTATATCACAATATTTAAACATGGATAATTTATCCAATATATTACATACATATGAATCAAGAATAATAGATCTATCTGCTGGATTCTTAGATGGGCTATAAGAAATAGTACTATGTATTCCAAATTTAAAAAGAACATCCTTTATTTCTTCAAGAAGATGTTTATTACAAGATCCTACACTTATACGATGATATCTTTTATCATTATTAGAACAAAAAGTAGCATCAGCATCAAAATACCCCCTAATCATCATAATAACATCCTCCCTTCTATATAAATGTATATTTAAAGGAAGTGTTTTGTTTTTTTTAGTCTGACCATATATACCAAGTTCCCTTAACTCATGGCATATACCTTTTATTCTTATTTCCCTATAGTCTTTTCCGTTCTTAGTCTTATACTGTTTCTCTATACAACACTCATATTTAGATCGTATATAATCATACACCTCATTATCACTGGTAGACACGACAGGAGTCTTATCAAAACCATAGCTCCCATCCCCTATTAGAATACCAACAAGGTATGGATCAAACATTTTTTTATCTCCCCATATATCCACACCATCCGATACACATATTTTACGACCAACTCTAAGAGAGTCAGCTCTTCTGAAGTCAGCCCCAAAATACCTAAATTCACCACTTCTTTTACTTATAACAGTCAAAATAGGGTGATCACCGCTACATTCCAATACCCTGCCTCTTTTGGTCGTTATTCTATAACACTCTTTCTCGGCAGGAGGTTTCATCCATGTTATGTCTTGACTTACAGCTTTTGATGATACATTATCGAATCCTACTATTCCATCCTCTTGCTTCAAATCCTCTATTCGGCATGGTTCACCATTTGATTTATATACTATGGTTCCAGCACAACAACATCCAGCCATCAAACAAACGCCCCTCATTCTACCATGCATCATATGAGCCGGCCTACCGGCAAGCCATGCCCCAAGCACCGGAAATTTACCTACCTCATCATATATAGACGTATATGGAGTTCCGCCTGCGGTCTTCAATGAGCCTCGCGTCTTTCCATCATCAACGTTAGTGATTCTTATTCTGGCATGAACATCACGTTGATTATTGATGTTTCTTGTACCTAAAACAACTTCTTTAGTCCAGTCGTTACCGGTCCTGTTTATAGTAAGATAAGGAGGAAGATTATCAAGTCCAAACTCAAGATACTCTCCCATATTGGCAAGGTCTTCTTTACTTGCTCCAATAACATTATGCGTCAAATTGTACGTCATTGTAGCATTACGAGCCAGAAGAGAACTCATTATGGCCGTATTATGAGTAACGATGTAATTGGTGGTCAAAAATAAATGAGAGTCATTATCAACGGTTATACAAGTGGCATGCTCCTTTCCGTATATCGATATGGATCTTATTTTTAATTCCTTACGATTCCTTGATAGTATAAGTTTGTTCCCCTCCAATTTAGCATACCAACCTGAAGCCCAAAACATACGTTGTACAAAATTTATGACATCCATGTCAATATGAGACAACGTAAGCTCTTCTTCTCCGGTTACTACATTTCTGAAAGAACGAATGAAGTTTTCTATAAAATCTTTCTTTTGTTCTATGGACGATCTTAAAAATTTCTTACAAATGTATTTATCAAAAAACATATCCCCACCATAGCCACCGAGATAAGCCGCCATCATCGAGGCGTAGGCCGACGGCGGAACCGGCAGCTTTGCCGTAGGGTAGTTCAGGGCCTCACCTACTGGAATAGACATACTCTTATAATCTAATCCAGCTATGGCTCTAAGACTCCTAACATGCCATTTTCCGCCATGATTGACACGCCATTGGTGATTTCCGCAACAAATAACGTTACGACCGTCTTCGAACACGACTCTGTAGGTGGCTACTTTCCCTTGAGGGTAGACACCTACGACCTCTACCAAATTCCCTTTATCGTCATATATCTTATCCCCTACAACAATATTTCCTATCATCTTTTCCCGGTCCTCAAGATAAAGTATCTCAGAATCAAGAAGGGCTTTCCCAAAACGACGGCACCCGAACATGAATATTCCTTTATTCTCTTCTTCAGCCTGCTTTAGAAATTCGGCAAACATCCATTCATTATCACGAAGCTGCGAATTTCCTGGAATACGATCTTCTCCTACGTCAATCATCATCTTCCAGAAATTGATATGCCAGTATAGCCAAGGATGGATAAACACCCCATTTATGGTAACACCGTTAAGGAGTTTCATAGCCTCATTCTCCCAGAATTGCTTGACATCATCATCTTGCTCTTCATAAGAATAAAGGTCATTCCATAACGGAATATCGTTACCCATATTTATATAAAGTTCTTTACTGCTAATATTCATGACAAAACTATTTATCGAGCTTGTTCTTAGCTTCATTCTTAACAAAAGACTGAATACCTGATACTGTTTGTCCTCCTTTTAGGCTTTTTTTGTCTTTGGCAGCCTCAAGCTGATTATAGACATCCATTATCCCACACATCTTAATATAAGATTCAGTCCATTGCATTAAGCTATCAGACAAGCTTTTTTGAAACCTAAATTCTTTCTCCCTCTTATCGGAATCTTCTATTTTATCCCAAGGATTTTCAGATAGATAACGTTCAGCCTTATCTATCTGATCCCTTAACACAATAAGTTTCCGATCTACGTAAGAGACATCATCATTAGTCGGCTTTCTTACCTTCATTATTCACTATTTTTAAAAAAAACTCATACTGAGACTTAAGCATATTAAACCTGTCTTCAAGAGAAGATGGATCAACACGATACTTGCACATGTTTTTTATTCCTTCCTCAACAGATTCTTCCTTGAACATAACAGAATCAGTATTATTGTCAACGTACATAATAAAATCTGATTCTCCGTCGTTTACTATCCTGTCAAGAACCTTCTTGCTGTCATCATCTATGTTAAGATCATGACCGGCGTTAATAGATAACCTGTAGACGGTCTTGACAGAGGAAGATACTTTCAGCATCTCTTGTTGATACAAGTTGGTCATAAACGACTTTTCCTCCAAATCAATAAAGTCTTCTAACTCTATGTTGTTTTCCTCATCCTTCTTCCTAATAATATCCTTAGTTAGATCTTCCATCTCCTCTCCCACCTTATCTTGCGCAGACAGTAGATGGTTGTAATAAGAAATAAGATGCTTTATATCTGAATCAAAATCAATCTTCTTCATTGTCAAGAACCTTTTTATCATGAATAATAACGTCCATCAACTCCATTGATAAATTATAATCAGCCACTTCAAAAAGCTCGCTGTCTGTCAACGTCCTTAAAAAAGAAACAGACAATCCTCTTTTCTTTGCAAAAGATCTAAGTACGGCATAGAGAATGTCCCCGGCAGAATAATCGGGGAGATCGTCACAAGATGCCTGCAACATAGAAAATAAGGACTTCCTTTTATCCTCGCATTGTAAATGCCTTGCTTTACCACATCCGCCCATAACTTAACTTTTTTGAATTATAGTACCTTCAAAATTAAACGGAATTTTTTCCTCTTTTTTAGACCCATCTTTTTGATAGTGAACAGTCATGTGCTTTACGAATCTTCCTATTCCAAATCCTGCTGTATGTATCTCTATATTGAACTTAAAGTGACGGGAGTCTATAATATTCAAATTAGATGACGTACAACCACAAGATGTCTCTGATGCTGTTATCTTCATATCATGCTTTGACTCAAGAACGAATGAAAACCTTATACTGTTCCCTTTTTCTATCGGTTCGAAAATGATTTCAAATGATTTACCGTCTTTAGAGAGGTCAATATTGTATTGCTTGTCATCTGTAGAAATAACATTAAATTCATCAGAATCCATTGTGATAAGTTCCAATCTGTTCCATCTTGATTTCTCATCATAAAAATCAACAGAATACTGACGGTCCATCCACGAAGGACGGGGAAGCCCCTCCCCAAGCGCACATTCCTCTGTCTTGCTCCAGGCCTTCTGCTTGATGAAGCACGTACATACCGAACAACGATTTTTACCTATTTTCTTGCTTACGTACAAAGAAAGAGGGAGCATAGAGTTAGGGACGTTCTTGGTATTGAATTTACATCCCTCACACTTTTCAAGACGTTCCTTGTACCAATCGGGATAATCTTCTTTTTTTCTTGGAAGTTTTTTTAATATCGTATCCATAAAAGCATCGTATATAACTTCCGCTTGCAAAATTTTTTTCATAACTTATCTGTTAAATTCCTGTTCTTGAATATTTTGTATTTCACTAAAACTATGACCCTTACGAGATTTAAAGATAGATAATTTGTTGTGTTTTATCAACATATCCCCACCTTTTATCTCACCTGAGTCATAAGCATCCTTTATCATCCTTATCTTAATATCAAGGCACTGAAGTTCTTTTTCCTGATACTTAGATAATTTTTCTACCTTGGATTTAAGACGCTCAAGATTGTGTTTGCGCCTCTCCATCTCATGAAGGTTACAAACCATATCACCCACATACGGAAACGATACAGACACGTTATCTGTGTACGTACATAAGTTATTGGCATAAGAAATACTGGCTCTGAAAACGTCACGTATCTGGTTTCGGTCGTAAACGCCCCCGGTCTTATCCATCACATCATCTATAATATGTGACTCAAATGATATAGGGAAATCATTCTTCGGCATCGGCTTCAAAAGTTTTCTTTCTGTAAAATAAAGAAACCAACGCACATTGATCTCTTGAACCCTCCAATACAAAAAGACGGCGCATGTTCTCTATATCCGGGCACAAACACCTTGTTCTGTAATTCCCTTCACGGTCAATCAAAATACCACGCTTCTTCATCTCCGTATCCAAAACCGATACATATTGAAGATCGGTACTGAAACAATGAGAAAACTTCTTCTTCGTTTCATACGAATATCCAAACACAAAATAATAGGCAAGAAGATTTAAATGCCTCGCATCTATGACATTCTTCTCATTACCAGAGGCCATTAGGTATCCGTTATAAAACAGAAGTATCTTCTTAGCCATATCTACCGTATTGGAATAAGGTACTAAAAGCCTATAAGCCCTATTACTAACATCTTTATTATCACTTTCTTTCATGAGATTATCGTTTTGATACAAAGATAAGGATTAAGGATTTATAAATTCAAAATTAACGTATTTTATGACAATAGATTCAGGGTTTGTCCCGATATTTGCACTGTGACATTAAAAAAATAAGTTCTTGTTGTTTGATTCTTGAATTTTATTTCTATATTTGTAGCACGTTACGGATGTAGAAATAAGACAGAATAAAAAAAAATAAGAATATAAAATATTAAGTGTCTTGTTTTTTTTTATTGAGTCTTATTTCTTCATCATCTGTAACGGGGTTTTGGAGATTATCTGCAAAAGACACAAATCGGATGGATATCCCCAAAAATCCATCCGATTTTTTTTTGTTACAGATTATGAAGCTACAATTAGGTAGAAATATTAACATAAGTCTCAGACTTTTAGAACAGTGGTCAGATGATCCGCTGTTCATGGAATTGTATGCTTTATACTGTATGATAAAAATCTCCCGCCGGGATTCGAGAATAAGATTCAAAAACCAGAAAGATCTTCTTCATAAACTTGGAATCGGGTATTCGAAATTCAAGAACATGACAGGACATCCGATGTTTGACGAACTGTTCCGTATGACGGATAGTACGTTCGTTGCAAGAAGGTATCGTGTTAATGGCGTACAACTTACTCTTGGGTGCGGGAAAGTAAATATTCCAAAGAATAGGATTTTAATTAAGATAAAGAAAAATGAAATAACAAACCATGAAAAAGTCCTTGACAGGATAAGAGAGGCGATGTTTGTTAATTTAGTCAGAAACAATGAATCTGTACTGAACAGTGGAGAGACAAACTCTCAGGCTGAGGTCGTAGACGGAAGCCACTCGTATTATGGATTAATTGATTCGACGATAAGTAATAAAACAATTGCCTTGTACTTGAATGTAGGACTAACAAAAGCGAAAGAGATTGTCAGTGTGGCGATACAAGACAAGCTCGTAAAAAGGTTCGAAAACATACAATTTATAACATACGTAGATAATCCTCGTGCTTACATTGAAGCAAACGAACATAACTACCCAATAGGTAAGCTGATTCCGGTATATAGGCACGGAGCAGTTTTCTGGCAAATAGCAAATACCTGGACCTTGTATAAAAAAGGAGCAACAAACAGATGGTATTTTGGAGAGAAGGATATAGAGAAAGGAGAAAAAGAAAAAGTGAGTAAGAAAGACGATTTCAATTTCTTCTTAAAAGACAATACTCATATCCTACGTTTCCTGAATGCAGAAGAAGTTGTTTCCGAAGATGGCGAAATCCTTGGCATAGATCGTAAAAAGACAAAAGAAGAAGAAGCAAGGTCATTGGCCTCTGTTATGGCTAAAGAAGCGCACAAAGACTTCTGGGACGGATATGAGCGAAGTACACAAAACCAAATTATAAGGAAGTACTATCGCGCTATCATAGCAGAAGACAAGAAGCGAAGAATGGACATGTTCTTAAACTGTCTTAAACAATCATACGACAAGGTTAGTGGGTGGAGCAAGGAGAAGGTAGCCACGGTAAAGGCAGGCATGGCTGATGCGGAAGCCTGCTGTGCTGAGGTGGGGACGTCCGTTGCCGGGGTCTGTGGTAGGGTAAGTAGGAGAATGAAATCCTATAACAATACCGCTCCTGACAAAAAGGCAGGTTTTAATGAGGTACGGGATATGTATGCTGAGTTCGCCGGCGAGATGGCTAAAGCGGTGGGATCGGTAAGCGAAGACATCTATACGTATGTTAAGGCGGAACAGTTTAAAGAAAAGATAGAGAATATGGATATATCAATACAGTCATTACCTAATATTAGTACAACAGTAGATAATGATAAAGAATTAGATGGGGAATCTGTATTCAAGGATATACCATTTGAAGAACTATCATTCTATAATGATACCTATCTTTATCCTTCATCTCAGTATTCATCATTATAATGTTTGGTACTTGAGAGAGGGTCTGTTCTTAGTGGTCGCCGACAGAGCCGAAAAACGATAATCTCGTAGAACACCGAGGAAACACCCGTTAGCCACCACTATGCCATAACCATATCTATACGAAACCATATTACTGTCTGATTCAAAACCACTTATCCAATTTGTTATTTCTTTTTAAGTCTAATTAATTCATTTTATATTTTAAGTTTTATTTTATTTTCATACTTTTGTTTTGTAGAACAAAATCAGAAAAAAAAAGATGGCTATAAGTTACGACAAAAAAATCATGGAGTGCGTTCTTCGTTCAGTTATGTCCGAAGGTAATGTCGCCCAGGGAAAGGCTATTAAGTCTATTTGTAAGTCACCAAAACCGCTGTTTATAACCGGTAGGGCTGGAACAGGAAAAAGTTTTTTCATCAAGCGTATCGTACCGGCATTAAAAAATGCGGTTATTGTTGCTCCTACAGGTATTGCTGCTGTTAATGCAGGTGGTCAAACCATTCATTCATTTTTTAGAATAGGAATGCAGCCGTATATACCTGAAATACGAAAAGGTGCGTTTATGGATAACTGCGAATATAAATTCAACGGAGGTTCGGAAAAGATTTTACAGAATATAAAGTATCTTATCATAGACGAGATTTCTATGGTTCGCCCTGATCTTCTTGACAACGTAGCTGATATACTTCGTCATGCAAGAGGAGACAAGGATCCGTTTGGCGGAGTGAAACTTATTATGGTAGGTGATTTATTTCAGCTTCCTCCTGTTATTAAAGAGGATTTTTTTAGAGAAATATACGATACATCTTATTTCTTTAGTTCCAAGTCTCTAATGGCTTCTGGTATGGAAATGGTTTCTTTTGAAAAAATATATCGTCAGAAAGATGAGAAGTTTATTAGTGTCCTTAATAAGGTGCGTGAAGGGCAGATGGACGATGATGTATTTGATACAATAAACAGCAGATGTATTCAGTCTGATAATAATCAAGGATATGTTGAGATTGTAACTACCAACTCAAAAGCTACGGCTATTAACGAAATGAGAATATCATCGTTACCAGGCTCTTTAAGAAAATTAGAAGCTGTTATAAACGGTGATTATCCTAAAGATGCTCCGGTTGAAAAAACTCTTTTCTTGAAAGAAGGATCAAGAGTTATGATAACAAGAAACGGAGGAGAGTACTTCAATGGCTCTCTTGGTACTGTATTATCTATAAAAAAGGGGGAGATTGAAGTAGTCCTTGATAAACCGAAAGATGATGAGCATACTAAGGTTGTTATAACACCATGTTCGTTTGAGAAAGTAAAATACGTAAGAAACGGATATAAGATAGAATCTGAAGTAGTAGGAGCTATTATTCAGTATCCTATAAAAATAGGTTATTCTATCACGATCCATAAAGCCCAAGGCCTGACATTGGATGCGGCTATGATGGACGTATCTAATTCTTTTGAAACAGGACAGCTATATACGGCTCTTTCAAGAGTAAAGTCTCTTGATGGATTATATCTTCGTCAACCTATTCCTAATACGGTAAAAACCAACGATCAGGTGGTGATAAACTTCTATAAAAGGACTCTTGGTAATGGAGGTATTGTGAAACCGGTTCCAATGGAAGATCTTGAAAAGTCAATGATTAATTTGTCAACCGGATCTGAAATAGATTTTGCAGAGTTTAATTTATAAAAAATATAGTTATGAAATTTGGAGAAGCTTTAGAAGAAGTAAAAAAAGGTGCGTTGATTGCACGTGCCGGATGGAATGGAAAAGGGATGTTCGTATTCCAGCGCCCGGAAGATTGGTTGTCTACTGATATGATAGTTAATAAAGTAAAGTCATTGCCAGATTCGTTTAAAAAATACGTAAACGATTATTATGACGTAACTGAAACCAACATGATTAAATTTTGCGCTTATCTGTGCATGAAAGATGCTAACGATAATATCGTAAACGGATGGTTAGCTTCGCAATCAGATATGTTGGCTGATGACTGGATGGTGGTTGGTTAAGATAACTTAGTTTATCACCGCTTTATTTTTTTATTTAAAAATTATAGTTATGAAAACAAAAGAAGTTTGTGACAGAATTTGATATAAATGGAGAAAAGTATGGTGGATATATTTATGCTACAACTTTTTCCGAAGCTGAAGATTTTGTTAGACAAAGAAAAGCGACAGAGAAAGTTGTAGGTGGTCCGTGTTTAGAACAAGAAGAAATTAATCGTCTTTATAACCATTCTTCTTAGAATTTTTAATGATTCTTGTTTGTTGGCATAACCTTGAGATGGTGATACTATAGTATATAAGTACCTAATAAGAATATGGCAAGAGTAGATAAAATATTTCAAGACAATTTGGCTCTTATAATGAGCCAGCCGTGGGAAGAAGTGAAGCGTCCGGTCTACGGTGACGGGACAGGCGTCAAGGTGAAGCGTATCCTGCAAGTATGCAACCAGTACGATCTTCGCCGGGAATTTCCTCTTGGTTCGCTTAGACCTACTAATCTTAAAAACTCCATAAAAGAAATCTTGTGGATTTGGCAAAAAAGATCGGTAGACATCAAAGAACTTGGTCTCCATATATGGGATCAGTGGGCTGATGATAATGGAAAGATCGAAGGATGTTATGGAGATATGGTGAACAGACATGTTTATATGGGTACCGGAAAAGCTCCAGATGGTATGACAGATATCCATGATGGTCTTTACGGTTTTCTTAACCAAACAGACTTCATTCTTTGGTCACTCAAGAATGATCGTTCGTCAAGAAGAATAGTAGCATCCATGTTCGATCCTGAAACCAATGGACTAAAACCTCTTCAAGAATGTGCGTTTCAGATCAATTTATCTGTTAAAGGAGATGAGTTGTATATGACGCTTTATCAGCGCAGCCAGGATATGATTACAGCTTCTTACTGGAATGTAGCTCAATATGCGGCGTTGATGATGATGTTTGCTCACGACGCCGGGTTAAGGCCCGCAGTTTTCACTCATTTCATCCAAGATATGCATGTGTATGACCGTCACGAAGAACAGGCAAACGAGCTCCTCCGTCGATCTCTTTTCGGCCCGGTTCCGCAGGTTACTATCTCATCTCGTATGGAAGGGAAAGGATTTTATGATTTTGTAGCTGATGATTTTGAGGTATGGAATTATGAACCGAAGGAGCAAATAAAATTTGAGATTGCGAAATGAAAATAAGCATAGATAGAAGAGCCAAAATGATTCCTATTATGGAAATCAATGCCGGCGATGAAGTTAATATCGGAGGCTTCGATTATGTTGTTGAAAGCATAACTCCATGTAGGAAAGGATCTTATTCAGATGCGTATGGAATTAGGTTGGTCATATCTTCTTATAAGCATGGCCAACTTGTAAGGAAAGTAGATAGTGTTTTTTCTATCGATTCTATTTTAGTATTTCTCCCTAAAGGAGATTCTGTTGTAGTAGAGTGCTCTTATAGAGAACTGGAAGAATGTTTCCCTAAAATATAATTACAATGACAGGAGCAGAAAAATGTAACCGATGCGAGCAGTTTGGACCGAACGGTCTCACTGACTATCCATGTAAAAGGATTCCATCAAGGAACTGTCCTTGGTTTATTAAAATATCGGATAAGAAATATAAGAAGATTCTTGCCGATAGGGTGAAAAGAATTAAGGAGAATGAGAAACTTAAGCAGGAGATGATGAAAGATCAGGATCTTGTTGAAGAAGTAAAACAAAATACGAAAAGATTAATGCAATGAAAAAGAAAAATATAAAACCAGAAGAAGTGGAAGTCGTTATTCCTAAAGAAGTAGAAGCTATTAACATATGTGGGGATATCAATAGTTTTATAAAACATATTATATATGTTAGCTTGGATAAGGTAAGTAGTGATAGGGCGTTTGTCAATAACGATATTCTGTATATGGTTACATACGCCTCTATAAAAGGTAAAAATATACCTGTTGGTGTATTAGCAAAACAAAAAGAAGCTGAAACAGAAGATATTGCTATGCCGTTTGAGGATATTGGAAGAGATGTAAATGTAGTGTATCCTATTGAAATAGGAAAGAAGTTTAAAGGATTTTACATTCTTAGTAATGGTGCTGTGGCTATCGATTACGAACTTACAGACAATGGAGGCTTTGAAGATGACGATAGCATTGGTAAAATCGACATGAATCTAAATTGATACATTATGGTATTATATATAGCAGCAGACCCAGGAAAAGATGGAGCCATAGCCTGCATCGATCAAGACAGCAAACTAATATCGAGAATCTCAACTCCAAGAATATCAGCTTCAGGACCAGTAGACTTGACTAAAGAATATGTTTTTTGCCGGGATACGATCGTAGAAAACAATCCTGATAGGGTAGTGTTTGTCATAGAGGACGTCCACGCCCTATACGGGGTCAGCACGTCCTCAACAGCCTCCCTCATGGAGAACAAAGGCCAACTGCATGGGCTGTTTCTCTCCCTCTGCATGGCATTTACGGACATAAGTTGTTCCGTTAATTTCATAGCTCCTAAAACATGGCAGAAATTAGTTTGGAGGCATTCTGATAAGGTTATGGAAGCCAGTAAGGTAAATACTAAGAAAACGTCATTGGCTTGCGCTAAAAGGCTGTGGCCGACAGATACGTTCGTTAAAAACGAAAGATGTAAGACGGCCCATGACGGTATAGTTGACGCGATGCTTATAGCAGAAGCAGCAAGAAGAAGTATTTAATCTATTTTAAATCATTTTAAATACAATTAATTCGTAATTAGATTTTAAAATAATACATTTGCAGTGTTAGATAGTCATAATCGTAAGTTTTAAAAAATGAAAGTAAGAGTTCCTGGCATACTAATGAATGAGAAGCTTTCAAATATTTCAAAGATGTTTGATAAGGTTCTAAAGGATTGTGTCACATCGAATATAAAAATTACTTTATATTTTGATCATATCCGGATACAAGCCATGAACGAACGTATAACATATACGGATGATATTTTCGATGTGAATACTGATATTTCTTGTGACCAGAAGTTTTCTCTTTTAGTAGATGCCGGGACTCTTATTTCATTTTTTAAAAATCATAACCAGGATATAGAGATAGAGATTAAAAATGATTACAGTATCGTTTTTAAATACGATAGAGGATCTTTTTCTTCTACTTGGATTGAGGATAAGGCTCTCCCTGATTTCTTTTATCCTGTAGGTGACGGTATTCGTGTTATGAGTTCGTCTTTCATTCAGTCTATGAAAAGATCTTTTGCGTTTGTTGGATCGGATGAATTTAGACCAGCTATATGCTCGATTCTTCTTAATGTGAAGAAGGACTATATTGACATTGTTTCTACTGATATGTTCCGTCTGTTTATAAACAGGAAAGAGTATGCTAATGCATCAGAAGAAAGGTCGATTATGTTAAGCGAGGTTGCGGCTTCTATCTTGTACCGCTTTCTATCTGATAAAGATACGGAGATCAGTATTTCTACAGATGGAGTTAGGACGTTCTTATGCTTTGATAATGTAATTATATCGGATATGAACGTAGAACAACAGTATCCTAACTACGAATACGTATGTAGCAAATTCGAAAAATCGTCGAGAGTTAAGTTTGACCGGGATTTACTTATATCGGTTCTTAATTCCATGACTTTGGTGGATAATGTTGTTAATGTCAAGGTAGATGAAGAAAACGGCATAACGGTAATGTCTGAGGATTTTGGAAATAGAAAAAAGATAATGGAATCAATGCCTTTTAATGCGCTTGAGGGCCCGTGTTTTAATTTTTCTATCGGTAAGGAAAATATACTGTCTTCCGTAAAATCACTTATAAAAGGAGATACTGTTATGGATTGGTCTGATCAATATAAGATGATAAAGATGTTCAATCCTAAATACGAATCAACATACGTCTTAAATCAAACATTGTATAATCTATAAAAAAAATAATAATATGGCTTTTAGAGAAAACAGAAGTTTTGGTACAACTTATTATTTGTATATTAATTCAGATGGTAACTTGTATGAAAAAAGTAACGAACCAAAAGAAGGTTTTGTTCAGCACATAAATCCTAATAGCGGTCAGCCGGCGGGATATTGGAAAGAGTATTATAATGGAGTAGTTGGATACATTAACTACATCGGGTTAAAGTCAAGCTCTTTCTCTAATGGAAATACTGTTACTAATTTCCTTATCGTATTAAAAGATTACGAACTTAATGAAAACTATTGTATTTCCATACCTCTCGTTAATCAAAAAGGAAATATCAAGGGCTTTGTTAAGAGCTTCGTAAAATACTACGAAAACATCGATTTCAGTCGTGAAATTTATTTCAATGTCTTTAAGAAGAAGAAAGATGACGAGTTTGGATCTTCGGAGCTTATTATCGCATATGCCGGAGTAGACGGAGAAAAAGATCAGCTTGTTGAACGTTTTTATAAAAAAGGCGTAAATGGTTGGCCTGACCCTGTTGAAGTTACAGGATTTGATGGCAAGAAAAGCCTCGATTATTCAGCTCAAAACAACTTTACTTATCAGAAGATTACTGAATATTCAAACAGGTTCAATGCTTCTATTAAAGACATCAGAGCCGGTATAATGGCTAAATTAGGTTTAGGAGGAAATACTCAGCAAGAGCCTACAGCTCCTCAGACTTATACCCAGCAGCCGGCCGAGCCTCAACAGGTTCAACAACCTCAGTCTGTTCCGAGTGCTATTCCGTATCAAAATTACCAACAGCCTGCTCAACAGCCAGCACAGTATCAGGCACCGGCTCAGCCTGCTGCACCTGCCCAGGCGCCTACTACAAGGAGCACCAAGCCTCAGCATCAGACGCAGCCACAGCCGCAAGCACAGATGCCGAACTTCCCTCCTATGGAAGAAGAAAGCCTTCCATTTTAATATAAACATCAGCCCAGGAGAATAACATCTCTTGGGCTTTTAAAGATTGTGTAGAATGATAGTAGAAATAGTTACAAGATTTCCCCTTATTAAACTTCGTAGGAAAGTGACAGAAGAAAGGATTATGGCGAAGCATGGGGATAAATTATGTATGATCTACTCAGAAACCAGAGAAAAATATAAGCAAGGAGATGAGTGGGTCGATGATCCTAATGATGCAGACATAAGTACTTTTCGTGAGTGCTATGAATCAACGAAGGATATAAAAAAAGAAGGTATTGTTTATTGTACTATAAAAATATGATTATGGATAAGTTAGAAGATATTGGAAGACTTCTTTCTGAAAAAGAAGATAATAAGAAGGATACTGTTTCTGAAAAGAACAACAAACATAAAAAAGAGGATAAGGTCGTTAATAAAATACCTGAATCGTATTTGACTCCAGGGTATCAGAAGACTGTTCAGGTAGGTATTAAGAAGCTGTATCCTGATGTCGTGGCACCTGAATACAAACATGATGGTGATGCCTGTTGTGATATTCGTGCATATAGAGTAGTGAAGATGATGAATGACATGGGAGTGGAAATAGATGTTCCTTCCGATTTTGAATCAATTACCTTATATCAAGGTTATTCTGTTAGAATCGGAACCGGCTTCAAGTTGAATATCCCAGAAGGATGGTGTGCGAATGTAGAAGGAAGATCAGGATTCTCTTTTGACGAGGGAGTGGTAGTTACTAACGCACCCGGTAAATGCGAATTTACCTACAAAGGAGAGTATATGGTTAATCTTACTAAAATCAATAAAAAACCGACCGTAATCCATAAAAACGATCGAATAGCTCAGATGGAAATCGTTCCACAATACAAAATGGTATTGGAAGAGGTGACAGATATTGAGGTAGAAGACGGAAATGAACGTGGAGAAAAAGGTCTTGGTAGTTCTGGAGTTAAGTAATGTTTAAATATTTTGAAAATGAGCATGTTAGGTTTTACATTCATCACAGACAGCAAGCTGTCAATGTACAGGGAGAAAGCTATTAAATCCGAAAATCTTGCAAAAGAAATTGAGGAAATGCAGGATAAGGCTGATTTTTACAAGGAAAGGCTTTCAGAACTTAAGTCAGATATAGCTTCAAAGGATAAAGAGATTTTATCTGTTGGCAAAGATCTTTCTGAGTCTAAGGAAAAGATTGACGCCTTGAAGGAAAATCAGAAAAAGTTGATAAAAAGCGTCAAGAAGAAAACGGAAGAACTTGATGCTGTCAATGTCGATCTTGACAAAGCCAGGTCTGATCTTGATGAGGCTAATTACAAAATCAGCAACTTGGAAGAAAAGAAAAACAGTATCTCATCTGAATTAAAAAAGAAATCAAATGCATTGATTGAAGCCAGGATCAGAATAGGAGATTTGGAAAACGAGGTTTCGGTTGGGTCCAAAACAATACAAGAGTTAGAATCGAAGCTGAAATTAATGCAAGTAGAATTAAGAGGCTACCAAATAGGTATAATCGGGAAAGATAAAAACAATGTCGCTGAGCCGGAATTGGATAAAGATGAGGAGTCAGATAAGGATGTGGCAGAATCGGAGAAATTTGATAAAAATAAGGAAGTTAAATACAATACGCTTCTTGATACAGATGTGATTCAGGAAGAAGCAGGTGACATTGTGGAGCCCGAAAACGAAGCTGAACGAGTAAAAGACACTAAAAAGAAGAAGAAAAAAAAGAAGTAGGTATTTTAATCCTTTTTATATTTTAATGTTTGCCATATTATGGGTTAGTACTTAACTTTGCGTTGAGAGAGTTTTTAGGATAATTATTAGTTAATATTTATCTGTTATATGCAGGCGTCTGTGAAGGCTCCTGCATATTTTTAAGGTCCTGTAGCTTAGTGGTGAAAGCAAGATGCTCATAACATCGAGATCGTGGGTTCAAATCCCTCCGGGACCACTGTCCAATGGTGTAGTGGTAGCACAACAGATTTTGGTTCTGTTAGCGGAAGTTCGATCCTTCCTTGGATAACGATTAAGTTTTTGTGGAAATGTTAATTATCTCAGTGTTTGCGGTGTGTGAACATAGCAAACATTAAATGGCCTGGTAGTTAAACGGATATAACAAAAGTTTCCTAAACTTTAGTTCCGGGTTCGACTCCCGGTTGGGCTACATGGCTTGTTGGATGAGTGGTTTAGTCAGGGGGCCGCAAAACCTCGTATGGCGGTTCGATTCCGCCACAAGCCTCTAAAAAAAGTAAGACAATGAACTACCCAGAGCAACAAATGCTTAAGATCCTTAATAGGGATCTGTTAAGTAATCCGATGTATGTTATTAACAATCTCCATATATATGATTGGGAATCTGACTTCCTGGCCATAACAAGATCATTGTACGCTTATGAAGTAGAGGTCAAGATGTCTAAACAAGATTTCTTTAACGACTTCAAAAAGGATAAAAAACATAAGGTTCTTAAAGACGGCATTATTAAGGTAGGTGGTGTCATAAGCTATCCTCCAAACTATTTCTACTACGCCTGTCCGCCTAATATGATTGACGTAAGTGAAGTCCCTTCTTATGCCGGGCTGATTTATGTCGATGTTAGTAAAAATAGGAAGAACGTCGTTAAGGTAGCACCTTTAATTCATAGACAGAAGTTTGATGTAGTGGGTAGGAAACTGGTGGATAAGTTTTACTACAATATGCTTACTTGGAAGAAAAGAGCTATTTCAAACGTGTATGCTGACCCAGCCAAGGAAAGAGAGAAAGGCGTGCGTGCCGGAGCTGAGGCTGTGAGGAAGTCGGCCTGGGATGCGTTCAGGGCGCAGTGCCCGCACATTGCTTTCCCCTATGGAAAAGAATTTCCGATGTGTGACGATCACGAACAAGATCATCCCATGAGAGACTGCATACTTCAGTGTGAAAAAGGTAGAATATTTAAAAACAAATTAAAATGAGCACCCCACGTGAATTAAGCAGGATAGCTAATAGGATAGCCGGTAAGATGACTGATGATGGATGGGTCAGCCCCGGTAGGAAGAATCTTGTCTCCGATAAGAAGGTTATGGAATTAATAGATTTGATCTTTAATGAAATATGGAGGGAATTAGATGACGGGAAAAGAGTCCATATCAGAAAACAGATGATTTTAAAAAAGATTTTTGTCAGTAGGCAAAAAGATAAATACTACATACAATGCATAGAAAAAAGGGACGCCAAATAGACGCCCCTTTTCTTTTTCTGTAAGTAATTGTTATTTCATTACTTTCCTTACCAACTTAGAAACAGCTTGAGTGATAGTCCACCTGATGTTTGCATTAACGTTGATAGTCTGAGGAGTACCGTTTACATCCAAGTTAATTACCTCCTTGTCTATTTCCAAGAACGGATCACCTGCTGTCTGGGTAATAACTGTATTAGCCGTCTGACCTCCGGCGGCCGTCACCTTAAGAGTATTTACCAGATCGTTTACATCAGCGTTTTCTGGAATACCGGAGAATACGATACTGAAAGCAAATCCCCCTGTTGCACCAGGGTCGTCGGCAATAACAGCACCGTTATTGGTAGCCTTGCCTGCTGCCTGATAGGAGGCTGGTATTTCCAGCGTCAGAGGATGAGACTCGTCTGGAGTTAAGGAGAACGTTAATTTAGTTGAGTTACTTGTGCCGTTGATTGTTACAGTACCACCTTCTTTCCCTACAGATGCAGTAGGATCTATTTTTACGAACTCAGCTGCCGGAGCTTGGTTTATGGTAGCACTTTTCTTAACACCACCAGATTCGGCACCAAATTCTACTTGTAACGTACGCTGTACACGACCTTCGTATTTTTCACCTGATACGGTAACCGCCTGATCACCATCACCTGATCCCGGATTGAAGGTTACAAAACCTATTTTCAATTCTGCCATGACATTTATTTTTAATTGATTAAGATACCGACAAATATATGATTATTTTTATTCTCTTACGTCATTGATTTATTTTTATTAAATACGCAGTGCTATGGTTTTTTTATCATATTTTAATCCTATTTATTTCTTTGCTGATTATTTATTATGTATATTTGCAACATCAATATAAAATATTATAACCATGAAAGTAGATTTTTTTAACAGTAAGGATTTTTTGGGATCTAAAACTAAAGAAAGCAAGATCCGGAGGTTATCAATTAACAAAAGTAAGATAATAACTATCTCTGTCGATAATTTGAATTGGATGGGGGTAACGGATGCGGTTGTTATCGGCTTAGAAGAAGGGAAGATATTTGAAGGAGTTGAAAATACGGTCTTTTATCTGGCTGCTTCTGATATTGAAGACGAGAGATCGTTTAAGGTAAATAACCTTGGTGTAAAATACAAGAGGATTTACTTAAAATCCCTGCTCGATTATCTTGGATGGGATATAGGAGAAAATTCTTATGCTGTGTATGATATTATAAAAGAAGACAGTAATCTATTCCGTCTTCAGTTTAGGGTAATAAAAAAGAGTAGGAGTGAAAAATGATGAACGATATAGATATTAAAAACAAAAGAATACTGCTATTTGATTTTGACGGGACGCTTATAGAAACCGCTTCTGGGAATACGTTCGCTACAGACTTGACAGATATGAGGATTAAGATGGATGTGGTGAATAAGGCTCTTGACCTCATGCAGGAGAACGGCGTTAAGGTGTTTGCTATCGTAAGCAATCAAGGAGGAGTAGAAGCTGGGTTTGTTTCTGGAGCTGATATTGAAGCTAAGATAGAATACGTACTGAGGTCCGTACATGATCTGGCGGTAAAGAGAGGCATAAGAGGCGTCCTATATGAAAAAAGGTTGTGTTATTCAAATGACGAACAAAATCCGATGAGGAAGCCTAACACTGGCATGATTGATGATATTCTTATGAAGTGTAAAGACACGGTAATGCGTGGTATGAACTTTAGTCAACTTAAGGGATGTTCGTTGATGGTCGGGGACGCCAGTGGTCTGCCAGGGCAGTTCTCTGATTCGGATAAGGTATGTGCTGAGAATGCCGGTATTGACTATATGGACGTTATCACGTTTGTTGGTAAATAATTTTAGGTAGTTATGTGCAATATTATGAAGGTGAATAAAACGGCGATAGTTTATCATAAATCGGATTTAGATGGCGTTGTGTCGGCAGCCATCGCAACCATGTACGAAAACAGTAAAAACAAGGATGTTATTTATATCCCGTATTCGTATGAAGATGATGTAAAGAAAGTTACCAGCAAGGTGCGTGACTTAGATGCTGTTTATGTTCTTGACGTGTCTTTCGGAGCCGATTCTAAAACGGTTTTCAAAAAGTGGCTTGATGAAGGAAAGAGCCTGATGTGGATAGATCACCATAAGGGAATTATTGAGGACAGTAAGACATGGGGGTTCGTAGTTCCAGGGTTGAGGAGAGTCGGCGTCGGTGCGTGCGCTCTGGCTTCGGACCTGCTTATGGGGAAGGTGCCGGCGATCGTCCGGTGCCTGTCAGACTACGATGTGTGGAATAAAGAATCTGAATTAGGTTGGGATACGGTAGTAGCTATCCAGTATGCCTTGAGATCAAAAATAAGACTCAATGTATTAATAGCATTGTCGTATTTGTATGACCATTTTAAAGAAGATATGAAGGACAATGAAATTGATCTTATTTTTTATGATCTCGCTAAAGAAGGACGTGCTATAATTAATTACATGGCTGGTAAAAACGAACAAGAGGTAAGTGCGTATTCGTTTGAAGCTTACGTCGATGAGGTGAAGGTAGTGGCGATGAATACCACGGAATTTAGTTCTAAAGTATTTGATTCTCTTACACGAGACTGGTTAGACGGTAGGAAAATTAAAGCCCTGATGCCATTTTGTATCATGCCAGGTGGTAAAGTCCGGTTCTCTCTTTATGAATGCGTGGAAGACAGCGTAGATTGCTGTGAGGTAAGTAAGAGATTCGGTGGTGGAGGACATGCTGGTGCTGCTGGATTTGTTATAGATGTATCAAGTGACCAGTTTAAGGACTTCCTTGAAAATCATAAACTTACTTCAATTCAATAAATTAATAAGGTCGTGTTTTAAATAGGATTGGTTTCTATCAATCCTATTTTCTTGTTGTGTGTGAGGTGGGTGGGTGATGGGAGAGAGGGTAAAAGATGTTTATGTAACGTGGGAGATATGTGAGAAAGAGGTTTATGTGATGATGGATGTGAAAGATGTTTATGTGATGGGAGAGATATGTGAAAGAGGTTTATGTGATGGGAGAGAGATTAAGAATGTTTATGTGATAGGAGAGAGGTTAAAAAAGGTTTGTGTGATGAGGGAGAGATTAAGAATGTTTATGTGATAGGAGAGAGGTTAAAAAAGGTTTGTGTGATGAGGGATATGAAAGATGTTTATGTGATGGGAGAGAGGGGGTACCTATCACGAACCTCCCGCCCCCGAAACGCGTTTTCTCCCCCACACCCCCTTCGCTGGAAAACCGGAAACGCGTTTTTACCTCAAACCTACAAACTGCCTTATTATCAATCACTTATTTAAATTGTTGTAAATCAGCTTGTTACGACAACTCGTTGATTGTAAGCCATTTAAGCAAACGTATATCCTACATATTAATGTACGCGTGTAATACTGCTCTTGTGTGCTTTGTAAATTGCTAATAATCAGATGATAGAATCGAAATTAATACAAGTTAACAAAAAAAAGATAGCATATATATTTGTAATACCGAAAAAGGTTGTATATTTGCACCGTATTCAAGCGAGAATATTGGTATTACATAATGAAGCTATATATATACTCCCGTTGGGTGTATTGTATGGCAATACCTTTTGCCTCTTTGCGTTGTAAAGAGGTGATATATTGAGGTGATATTGTTTAACAAATAAATACATATTGATATGATTACAAAGAAAAATGTCAACAAGCTACAAAATGCTGTTATTAAAGAAAATGCCTCTAATTTGGTGGGCGCTGTAAAGTTGTATAATGCTTTATTTGCAAATGGTGCTGATCTAAAAGCAATTTGTAAGAAGTTGGAAATACCAACCGAATATACTGTAAAGGTTGCAACACTCGCAAAGGACAAAAAACGGTTGGTTGCCGTGTGTAGCCAAATGTTACCGAAAGTAGATGATATCTTTGTTAAGTTTACTTTATACTCTAAAGTGTATAAAGATACCAATGCAGACAAAGAGAAAGGCGTTGAGGCTAAAACGGCTGATTGGTGTGCTGAGAATGTGGTTTACGGTAGCGAATATAAAGCATTTGGTTTTACTACTGCCGAATCATTGGAGACCAAAAAAAGCACTAAATGGTTGATAAAAGAAAACGACGAGTATAAAGCTACTTATGTGGCTGTTAAGATCAAATCTTATTCTATTCGTACCGTTGCAAAATGTGTAAGTGAATACCTCGCACATGAGAGTACACAACAGTAACAAGGCACGGAGAGCGCCGTTAAGCTCTCCAAAGGTTTGGCGCGTACCTTAACGCGCCTGTACGCCATTGTCAGTGGGTGCACGTCCCGCGTATGCTTTAGACTGAAGCTGACAAAAAGAGAGTTATTTTACATATTGGAGATAGATATACCGTTGCCCTTGCCGTTGGCAATTAAAGGGCTGGTATTACTGCATGGACTATCCGAATAGGTATAGTTTATGTTAGGTATGTGATTACAGTTTGGAAAACATGCCGTTGTACGAGGTTTATCTCCAGATCGAAACGTGTCTTACTTGCTTACACGAAAAATAGAACAAGGCTGTAGATTAAATTACAGGGTACAAGCATGTAGCCTACCATGTAGGGACGTGCCGTATCAAAACGCAAGGACACAATCGCCTTTATTTGTGGCTAAGTTGTGTAGCAGACGGAAAATATAATAACAACATAGTACGAGCCTGTACGCAAGAACTACGTACTAATTACGGGCTGTTGGTTGTAGCATAAAATCTCTATAGGATAGGAATGCGCGTCCGGTTCGATTCCGGAGCAACCTCTAAATTATAAATACATGGAAAAGAAAGCAATGATCAACGCTTTAATTGAAGCGTTCAATAAATCTAAAAACAGTTGCGTAAAAATAACATTGCGTAACTATATCGAGACGGTGGAAACATTGAGCGAAAGTGAGTACAAAGAGGCGGAAGGTTTCTATATCGAAGCACTTAACCGCTGGAATTAATCATAATTAAA